CGAATCCCCAACTATCATAAAACGTCTCCATAGCAACCTGCTCATCGGGTGAAATACCCCAAGCAAGAAACACGTCGTACCGTGCTTTATCAGTGATTACATCACTACGATTGCCAAGCCTTTGCGCTAAAAAGCGCATACCACTTTGCGACTGAACGGCATTTGCAATCCGTCCTTTGTCGTCAATACCATTCCTGATGTAAGCATTGTAAAAAGCTTGCATGACAGGCACACCTTTACACAACGCTAAACCACAAACACCAACACTATACATCCACTTGCGTATTCCTGTCTCATTGGTAACAGGCACTAAACACATGGTATCTTTTGTTAACGCTGTGGTGATGTTGCGCACCATCGTCCATCCCTCAGATATCTGCACAGGTTTCATTTGACAAAACTCCAACTTCTGGAAATCAGTGATGGTTTCCTCCACTTTCATGCGGAAACCCATCTCCAGGAACCATTCCTTGATTCCGAGATTAAACTTGGCAACGTCTTCAGCCTCCATGAATACCATACAATCATCTCCATTGTTTATTAGTTTGACATGTACGCCTCGCAATTTAGCGTACACCCATACCAATCCACACATGATCAAACAGTTACCCATGGCTGTGTTCATATCGCCACTGAATCGTTTACCTTTCACTTTGTAGGATAGCTTACCATCCTCACAATATCCAGCTCCCACGTTGTGCATCTGCCACTGTAGCAACTCTCTCAACTCTGGATGATCATTAAAAATGGTCAAATAGACGTTGTGCTCCCAATCGAGCATTGCAACGGACACATGCATGTCAAATTTAGTAGCATCTAGTCCAACACCAGCTGGGTGATGGAAGGAATCCCATTTTCCTCTTGCGATTCTAGCCACTTCGTCAACATTATAACCTTTCATAACTGTTGGACCATCTCCAAACACCTTGGCTATCCACTTATACAAGCGGTGTTCAAGTGCTTTAACATAGCGGCCCAACGAAAGATTGTAACGTGGATTTCTCGGTTGGATGCACCGCGGTGCACCAGTTGTCTTGTCCTTACCTACCTTAACAAAAGCGTTGCTAAAAGCATCTCTCTTGTTTACAGACTTAATTTGCAAATCAGCCAGGGCTGTCGCATAAATCGTTCTCTTACGACCACTATACGTCTCAACAACTTCTTCAAGTGTGAGTGGGGTGATTCGAGAACTCTTTCGCATCAGCTCTAGCTTAAATTCAGATAAAGTTTCCCTAACTGCGTCAATTGCCGGTTGTGGCGCCTCTGTAAGCACGCCTTCTACATCGCAATAATACATACGTTCAAGCAACGCAGTAGCAAGGGTTTGAAGATCTGCATTGTATATGCCGAGCACACCCTGGGGTGCTATCCCAGTGATCTTCGTGTATGCTCGGCACTTTGTACCTGCCGTCCGCGGGAAGAGGTGCAGGTCTTTGTGAGTCGCACTACTAATACGACTCACACCCTCTACCCTCGCGGGGCGTCCTCAATACCATTTCCTCGTTGGTGAAACACCAACGAAGAAGTGGTATGTGCGGCGGAACCAATTGAAGCCATTACGATGCGCATCAGCGTATCGCAGTGCTTCAGTAAGATGTTCAGCTTCGGCCTCAGCTGCGGATCGCACAAATACCAATTCAACCACCATTGGAAGTTGTTGTTGTACATGTGTTGGGCGCAGTCCATGCCTGGTCATTATATCTAATGCATACCGTCTCACAGCGAGCACATTTGCGGCTGTACGTTCGGGTCTACCAAATCTGTTCTTACACTCGTGCACCACCGTGCGTGTGTAATTGCCACGATTGCCAATGAGCTTGGTGTTATCCACCTTAACTCTTGTGCTACCTAGCTGAACTTGTTTGGCTTTGTTACTTTCAGTTGTCCATGGACCGTCTTTCATGCGAAAAACTCTTCCATCAACATCCTCAGTGGCTTTCTCACTGCACACCGTCTTAGCAACTTCAGGAGATTGTGAAACCTCGAGTTGTTTGAAAGTTTCGATCATACCATCAAGCACTTCAACAACACGAGGTTCGGTTGTAAGAGCACAAATGTTGCAAACTCCTTTTGCAACACCGACACAACTAGTGTGTAGCAGCACTTCTTCCTCTCCAAGCCCTTCAATTCCCTCCATTCTCATCATGAGATTATTGGCGACCAGCGCGTAAACTGGGTCAACCAACTGCTCTTCGGCAATATCATCATCATTCATCATCATTTTATCGGCGTAATCTAACGCTTCTTCATCAATGTCCGTAATACAACAGACCCAATTGACGAATCGTGTCAGTGACTTGGTTAGAGTCGACACCGATTCTGGCTTTGTTCGAAAATGACCACGAACACCCGCAGTTGCAGGTGTGGACGCGGTATTATCAAAAGTTGTGACCATAGTGAGGATTTAGTTGGGGGTTTTTCCGCTCTTTAACTAGTAAGGCGACTATCCATGTTCTTCCCACTCGCTAGGACGCGAGTCCAATGTGCCCCTCCGACGCACATTGATGTGTTGCCTACGCAACTCCGTCGACATTGCTGTCCTTTGGCTCCTCCCATACTCAACACCAAACCTGGCCATTGAAGGCCCCAGTTCGTCATACACGGGGATGTGGTTTTGCTATATTTAATGTGCTTATCCTTGCCTCAAAGGCAGTCTATCATCCACGCAGCCTTCCACGGTTGCAGGTAAAATATCTACGTCAATCGTGATCGACGCATGATGGGTGCACTCCCAACCTCACAAAGCGAGCCAGGCTGCCAACCCGGCCAAACAATAGTCCCCTAAAGGCAAGTCCACTTCGCA